TTATTAAGCTCGGAAGCGAGAAGCACGTCTCCAGAGTTGAAGCTTTCTCTTGTTGCCATAGTTTTATCCTATCTTATGCGCCTAGCACGTTGTCGGCATCGAGACGGCCGAACGTGCTATCGTCCAAAATTAGCTCATAGACGAGCGACGTCGGGGAAGTGTAGATCCGCATTTTATGACCGTTCCGAGGATCTATCGAATGCTCTAATCCTTCGATCGCTAGTTCTTCGGTAATGCTCGCCGGACTCCCAGAAGTAAAAGAGCGGGTAATTTGGATCGTGTCGCCTATTTCTAGGATCGCGACGGCGTTTCGTTCGGATGTAGTTAGCGCCGAGAAACTAACTTGAACGTCTGAGAAACGCGGCTCCGGAGTTGGTGCTAAAAGATATTCGGCGAGCGCTAAAGCTTGCGCGTCCGTTGAGAGAAGCGATCCCGTTTTAGATACGGCTTGAGTCTGATAGAGCGTTATAGAGGTCGCGTCCGAGTCTGTTTGAGCTGTTCCGCCGACGCGCTCGACGGTCGCCCGGTTAATAACTTGATCCGTTGAGTAGTCGATCGAGAGCCCAGAGTAAGCCGTTTCTGTTCCGTCGTCTTTGAAGATTACGCTCGGCCCGCTAAGAGTGTTCCCGATTCGAGAATCGAACGTCAGATCCCCATCGCGTGAAACATAGACGCGGCCCGCTTCCGCGTCGTCAGAGATCGAGCGTAGATATTGAGCGACGGAAGTTCCTTCTGAGATCGCATAAGCGCCGAGAGTCGTAGTTCCCGTCTGTATGTCGCGAGTCCCGGCCGGGTAGCTAACTTCTGGACGGTCGAGAATTGTCGTAACTCTCGCCGAAGATAATTCTTCCGATGGAGTGAACGCCGAAAGAAACGTATTCGACAATAGAAAAAGATCGTCCGCGCAAGTGATCGTAACCGTCGGGACGTTTTTAGTAAACGCCGTCCCGTAGTCGTAAGCGAAGTCCACGACTCGACCCTTAAATAAGTATTCTCCGTTACGCGAGAGCCGTATTTGACGCAGAGGCGAAAGGCCGGGAGTGTCGTCCGTTTCGTCATAATAGACGGACGCCTCGTTATATGGATCGAAAGAGCGACTCGGATCTATTGCTTGAATAACCATCGTTCCCGGCGAGATCGAATCTAGGACGTTCTTCTTTCCTCTGAACGCTCGGATCGCTGTAACTTGTGCCGTGATTTCGGAGAACTGATCGACGCCGTCTAGGACGTAAGTCGTATTATTAAGGACTCCTTGCTGTAAGTCGTCTAAAGTGAAGCCGTCGCCGAAGCCGGTATCCATTTCGAGGACATAGTTCCCGCCGGTTATTATGGTCGCCATATTACGCGGCGATCTGGACGTCTACCGGCCCGCTAATAAGGTTGTAGCGCTGTAATGATTCGACTATTAGGTTCGGAAGATTTGCGTCGGCTGTAACCGTGTTCACGGTTATATTTACGGGCGCGGCTTGAGTTCCGCGAGCCGATTCCATCGCCGCGATACGTTCCGCCATTCCGTAAGTCGTTAAAGCGCTCGTCTCTGGAGTGCTAAAAATTGTCTGATCGGGAATCCCGATTCCTACACTTCCGCCTCCGCGTCCGCCGCCTCCGCCGCTTCCGCCGCCTCCGCCGGGAAGCGTTAGGTCCGGGATAGTTAAGCCGGGAGTCGAGATAGTGCCGGGAGTGTCGATTCGGTCGGCTCTGCTAGGCGCGTCGAAGCCGGTTCCAGATGGTCCGCTCGGAGCGCTAATAGATGGGAGACTAATCGAGACGTTTCCGATTACGTCGATCTCGACTCCGGGTAATAGATTTAATGCTTTGATCGCGAAGTTTACGCCGCTAATAATTCCGTTTACCATCGCCTCGATTACGTTGAGGACCGTTTCGGCGATTTTGATTACGAATTTTCCGAGCGAAACGAAAGCGTCTAAGAGGTTAAAGACGACGTCGATTACGGGTCCGATAGCTTTCGCGACGATGTCGAAAGCGACGGCTAAAACTTTGCCGAGGATCGGAGCGATACGGTCCCGGATGAAGCCGTAGAACTGTAATAAGAGCTCGCCGTATTTGCGGAATGAATCTCTATTTTCGTTAATTTTTTCGACGATAATATCGAAGATTTTTCGTAAGCCTTCGAAGATCGGGATCGCGATCGTCATAACGATAGGGACGAGATAATTAACGATTAGATCGGCGAAGAATCTAAACGCGGGGACGAGATTATCGTTAAAGAATTTCGTTAAAGTTTTCACGACCGGGATCAGATATCTATCGAAAGCCGGGACGAGTTGATCGTTAATAAAGTTCGTTACGTTCGAGATCGCGTCCGCTAAGAATGGGCCGATTTTGTCGGCGAGATCTGTAATTATTGGGACGAGTTTCGTTAAGAAGAAGTCTCCCAGATTCGAGAAGATCGGAAGTAAATAAGATCCGACTTGCTCGACGAGTTCGCCGCCGACAATTTTTAGACGACTCATCTTCCCTTCGAATGTGTCGGCCGCTACTGCCGCCGCTCCGCCGAGAGTCGCCGAGAGAGCTTGAACGGCTCCGTCGAAGTCTTTAGTTTTGACTAGGTTCTCGTCGAGAGGGATTCCGAGCTTTTGTAAGCCGGCGACGTTTCCGCCGTATGCTTTCGATAATGCGATGGAGACGCTTTCTAAGTCCTTGCCGGTTGCCGCGCTAATGTCGGTCGCGAGTGTGAGTAGTTCTTGAGAGCGTGTAACGTCTCCGGTTGCTCGCGCTAGGTTCGCGAAAGCCGGCCTCAGTTGGTCGTCCGCGACTCCGATCTGGATCGACATTTTGCCGATCTGATCGTCGATCGCTTTGATTTGATCGTTCGTCGCCGAAGTATTCGCTTTTAGAGCCTGATTTAATAATTCGAAACTTTTTTGGTCCTCTGCCGCCGCTTTTACTGCTAAGCCAATTCCGGTAGCGATAGCGCCGACGCCGACGGCCGTTACTGCCGCGATCTTCTTAAACGATCCTCCAAGGCGTTCGAGTGATCCTTCGGCTTCGCCTACGGCTTTCTTTAATGGTCCGGCGTTGCCGACGATGGAGACTGTAATCGGTTTAGCCATAGAACTATCCTAGATCGTATTTTGTAATTAAAGAGTCCACGAGCGAGGCGTAGCGTTGAGCGACTTCGCTTCGACGTGAGTCGATCGCATCATAAAAGAACGGATTAGGTTTTATCGCTCGCGACGGCCATCCGAAGTGGATCGGTCCGGCATACGGGACGCCGACGCTTCCGGCTCTGATTTTCGCCGATTTTTTAGTCGAGGCGTTTCGGATATTTGCGGCGAGCGCTCCGGTTAGAACGGGGACATATTTTTTAGATTCGCCGATAATGATCTCGGCGACTCTTTTATTTGTTTCTAAGAATTCTTCTTTATTGAGATCGAGCGCATCGGTTGAGAGCTTGCGGAGGTCGCGTTGCACTTTTGAAAGTCCTTCAATTTTGACGGCATCCGTCGGATTCGCACGAAAGCCGAAAGTTCCAGAAGCCATAGATTTATCTCGCTCTCGTTCTTGCTTGCGCGTCTGCTTGTTTCTTTCTTCTTAATAGCCCATCGTAGATGAGATCTAGGACTTCTGGCGAGGTTTCGATTAGTTCGTTAGGCGCGATCCCGGTTTCGATGGCGAGCTCGGCGATATATTCACTGAACGAGCCTCGCGTTAGACTTTTGGGTCGTTGCCTATTTCTACGTCCGCGACGTTTTTCGACCATTCTTCGAACGGCTTGACTACGTTTCCGTTATCTTTGTCGGCGAGCCAAGCGAGATAGTAGAGATGTTCCATTCGAGTATCTGATCCGCTAAACGCGGCAGAGATGCCACACTTAGCCCATCGTTCGAATGCGATTATTGCCGGCGGGTAGACGGGTAGTTCTACTGTGTTTCCATCGCGCCGCTCGACGGTGAGGCGTATTTTTAGCACGTTTTAGATTACGCTACGGCCTGCACTATTGAGCCGCCGGAGTAGGTGCAAGTAATCTCGACGAGCTCTCCTACGTTTACGACGATCGGAGCTTGAGCCAGATAGCCGCCGGTGTGGGTATACCTCGGCGAGCTCGCTCCGGGAGCGGTCGCGAGTGGCTCGTAGACGATAACGGAAGTAGTTCCGACGTCGCCGAAAGCGAATTGGATAGCTTCGGCTGTAGCGAAGCTTCCTAAGAGAGTGAAAGTAGTTTCGGAGTTCTCCAAGCCTGCTACGTTCTCGACATAAGTCGAGGCGAGAGTCGTAGCGTCCAGAGCCGGAAGAGTCTTCGTCATCGTGATAGAGCGAAGTTGATCGTTGAAGTCGGTTCCGCCTACCGTGAAGACGGTCGCTTTTCCGAGTTGGGTTACTGTTGCCATAGTTCTATCTTACTCCGTTTCTTCTGTAATAGTTTTAGCATACTTCTTAGATGCTTTAGTGTTTTTAGGTTCTTGAGTGATCGCGCCGATCGCCAAGCT